TCGTGGGTCGGGGGGAACGCGAATAACGCCGATCCGATCTATCAATGGAACGGGAAGCTATCGGAATTCGGGGTCCTCTCTCGGCATACCTCCCCTCGGGAACATATTGACTACTTCCAGGCTTCCGGATCCCCCACGAAAAAGGTATTTAGCGCCGGCTATGCCGCGGACGCCGCGGGCGGCTCGGCAGTTCCCGTGTTCCAGTCGAATTACTCCCGTCGTAGAAGGGCGGCTTAGATGAAATATCTAAAAGCAGGGACCGCCGCGGTGATCCTCATGGGGCCCGCCGTCGATAAGACCGATGGCGTCACGGCCGAGACAGCCCTCTCTCCCACCGTCTACCTCTCGAAAAACGGCGCGGCCCAGGCGGCCAGGAACGACGCAACGGCGATCACCCACGATGCCCGCGGGTACTATCTCGTCTCCCTCAACACCACGGACACGGATACGGCCGGCCGATTGCGGGCTCTGTTCTCTTCCGATGCCGATCATCTTCCCGTCTGGGAGGATTACACCGTCCTGCCGGCGAACGTCTACGATTCCCTGGTCGCGGGCTCGGATAAGCTCGATGTGGCGGTCACCGAACAGGCAAACATCGACTTCGGCGCCTTGCAGAAGGCGTCTCTCAACGCCGCGACTCCCGCCTCTGTGGTCGGAGCGGTAGGTTCCGTGACGGCGGGCGTTACCCTGGGGGCCGATGCTGTCGTTGCGGCCGCGCTTGCCGATGACGCGATCGCGGAGATCGTCGCGGGGATCCTGGCCGCCCAGGTGGAATCGGAAGGCACCTACACCCTCCAAGAAGCCCTCTCGATTATCCTCGCGGTTGTGGCCGGCGTGACGGCCGATGGTGGAGCTACCCTGAAAACGCCGAACGGCGCCGCTACCCGCGTGGCCGCGACGATCAATACTTCCTCGGAAAGGACGGCGATGACTCTCACGCCGAGCGCCTGATATGGAAAAATCCGATTTCCTGGCACGTCAGCCACGAATGGCCCTCCTGGGAACCCCCTGGCAGAAGGATCCGACCTACTGCCGGCACTCGATGGGGATGGAATTCAAGGGTACGGCCTTCCGGGATTCGCTTCACAACCACATGATCGTGCAGATTTTCCAATGCCAGGATTGCGGGATCGTCCATAAGGTCCCGCGGTCGGTGAAGGAAGCCGGCCTCTCCGGGTCCGTGGATATCGACGATCCCAGGGTGAAACGGACGCTCCTGCTGAACGAAACCACCGTGAGGCGCCTGTTCCCACATAGGGACGGCCGCGGGGGCACGAAGCCGGAAATGGAGATATTCCAGGTTCCGAGATCCTATTGTGGAGCCCGAGGATGACAAACACCGATGTTGTGAACTTCCTGAACGCCTGCCTCAAGGAGTCCAAGGATACCTTCGGGGATTTCCGGAAGATCATGATCGAGTGCTACGAACGCTACCGCTCCTGGCGGGATTACTCGAAGAAGAAGGACTGGCAACATAAGATCGTCGTGCCGAGCGTCTATCCCGCGATCAAGGGCGCCTCGGGGCTCTTGAAGCGGATCCTTATGAAGTCCGATAAATTCTTCGAATTCAAACCGGAGCGCCAAGATGACGCGCCCCAGAAGATAGATCCGGCCACGGGTCAGCCGGTCAAGGACATGATGGACAACTTCTCCCGTGCCTTCACCCGCAAGGTCCGGTTCCACCTCGACGAGGCCGATTTTATCGAGTCCTTCGGGGAGGCCGTGGAGTCTGCCCTGGCGGTGATGTTGGGCGTCCTCCGGTTCTCGCCGATCAACTGCGAGGATACCCGCGTGGTCTGGGCCCCGATCCCCGTGGTGGATCCGAACACCGGACAGCCGGTGATCGACGAGGCTACGGGAAAGCCCGTCATCCAGAAGTACGATTTCGTCAAAGAAACGACGAAGCGGGCGAAGCTCAAGATCGACGTGGTGAATCCGATGCTTCTCCATTTCCCCCTGGACCGCTCCTGGGTAATCGAGGAAACCCGGATCCCGCTCCACGTCCTGCTCGAAAACCGGGAGGGGATCTCCTGGGACAAGAAGGAGCTTAACCGGATCTCCCGGGAGGATTACGGAGACGCCGCCCGCACGGAGTCCGATACCGAGCGCCTCACCATGCTCAAGATTAAGGAGCCCAAGAACCGCTTCCGTAAGGAGGTTGTGCTTCACACCTTCTGGGGAGACGTTACCGACGAGAAGGGGAAGATCGTCGTGAAGGACGGCCGGTTCATCGTGGCGAATCAGAAGTACGTCCTCTTGAAGCCGAGCCCGAGTCCCTACTGGCTACGGAAACACCCCTTCGTGTTCATCACGCCGCTGAAAGTTCTGTTCCAATGCATCGGCGCCGGCATGGTCGACGGGATCCGGCCGATCCTGAACGCCCTGGACAACATCATCAACATCGCGGGCGACAAGGCCCTGTTCTGCCTCCTGGCGCCGTCCGAGGTGAACGTCGACGCCTTGAAGGATCCGCAACAGGCCGAAGGGGGCTTGACCCCGGGGAAGATGTTCAAGACCAAGGGGCCCCTGGGGCAGGCTTTCCACCAGACGCAAGCCTCGGATATCCCGCAGGGGGCTTTCGCCCTGGCTGAATTCTTCAAGAACAGCGTCGACAACTACACCACCTGGACGCCATCCATCCAGGGGATGCCGGCCCGCAGGGACACGACCGCCACGGAGGTGGAACGGAATACCCAGGCTTCCTCCCTCTCCTTCGAGAACATCGCCGCGTCGATCGAGAAATCGGGAGTCATCGAGTCCGTCGAAGTGGCGAGGGATTTCACCGTGCAGTATTTCATGGACCCGCTCTTGAACCCGGAAACCGACGATATCTTCCGGCAGGAAGGGTTCGACCTCGAAAACCTCCCGGAGGCCGAGAAGTACGCCTTCCTCAACAAGCGGTACCCGATCAAGGTCAAGGGGCTTACCGCCTACTTCGACCAGGAGAAGGCCCGCCAGGATATCATCAACGCGATCGAGGTACTGGCGAAGATCCCGTCTCTTCTGGCGCGGCTCGACCAGGATGAATTCCTCAACCGCTTCCTCAATACGTTCGACTGGCCGAATCCGGATCAACTCGTCCTCGATATGCCCGCGGCCGTTCCGGGTGTGGATCCCGTCACGGGACAGCCGCTTCCTCCTGGCGCACCTGGGGTAACGCCCCCAGCTGCACCTGGCGGGCCCGCGGTTACCCCCGCGGCTTCGCCGGCCGAAGGACCGGCGCCCGCAGGACCGCCGATGATGCCGGGAGGACAGCCTCCGATGGATCCGGCCGCGGTCATGGAATTCCTCAAAAAAGCCGGCGCACAGCTTCAGTAAGGGGGAGTGAATGGACACCGTACAGCGGGAACTCGATCTACAGGTTCGGATCCAACGGGGGCAGGCGGTACGCGATTTCCTCGGATCGGCGGTCTATACCGCCTACATCGAGGGGTACATCGCAAGGAGAAAGAAGGAACTGACCGAGAAAACGTACCAGGTGATCGAGAGTCATCCGGTACTGGCGGCTACGGTGGGGGCTCTCTTCGAATTGGAACTGTTCGAGGATGCCCTTAAATCGACGGCGGCCGATGCCGGCCTTACGCTCAATGATCTCCCGGAGGATCAATCTCCGGAAATCGGGCAGTAGGAAAGGGGGGGAAGGAAAATGTTGGTGAATCCGCTCAAGCTGAAGTTCGCCTGTACGAAGAACGGCCAGGAAGTGGCACTCGTGAACAAGGTGCCTCGCGTGGTGTCGGTCCTCACGTTCACCCCGGTATACGATCCCCTGCTCGACCAGGGGAAATACCTCGAGCTTGCCGGGAAATCGGTCCTTCGCCTGGTGACGCCGGAACTCTCCGCGGGCGATGAAATCGACATTGGACATGAGTACGTCGTTTCGATCTCCCAACCCTCAACCTCGACCGGCCAAGAAGATCTTCCCGGCCGGAAGAAAAAAAGCAAGGAGGCGTAAATGTTCAAAAACCTTCTATTCACCCTGGCCGAGCCAGGGTCAGAAGGTGGTAGCGGGGGGGGTGGCGATCTCCCCGTCTCAGGCATTCCACCGTTGCCCTCCGTTTCCGCTCGTGAGCGCATCTACGACAACGCCGATGCCGCTCCGAATTCCGGAACCGAAGGGACAGAAGCTCCACCGGCACCACCCGCAGAACCCGCCACGCCCCCGGCTTCGCCGGATTCGGCCAAGGCGGGAGACGCGGCCGCGGCGCCGGCAAAGGGCAAGGAAGGAACTCCGGAAACCGTAGCGGAGAAGCGGATTCGAGACGCACAGGCGGCTCTCCACGAATCAACCCAGAAACTCGCAAAACTCGCCAAGGAAAAAGAGGCGTCCGATGCGAAACTGGCAAAGGTGGGGAAGTACGTCGACCTGGACAAGCTTGAAGAACACGACAAGACGGAAGTCGAAAAGGAACTCGATCAGCCGGTGACGAAGCGGGACCTCGTAGCACTCAAGGCCCCCGCTTCGCCCGTTCCCCCGGCCGAGTCCTCGTCCACGTTGGACGCTCCGACGAAGGAGAAGTTTCTCTCGGATTACTACGAGAGGAATCCCCACATCCTGCCGTATGCCAAGGATGGACAGGCATACGGTGTGTTCCTCAAGGAGGCCGAACGCCTGGGCCCGGAAATCGCGGGTCTGTCCGAACTCGAGCAACTCACGCGCATCGGTGACGCCGTGGCGAATCATTTCCGTTCCGCAGACGCGGAGAAGGAACGGCAGATCGCGGATCGGCTGAACAAGAAACGCTCGGATATCAGCGCCGGCGGCCTTCCCCCTGCCGGGGGAGCCCCGGGAACCGGCGAAGCCGAAGATGCGGGCGACGATCCTTCCGTGGAAATATCGCGGAGGAACGCCGTCCGGAACCGCGCCTTCAGGCCGAGCCTCTAAACCGACCTTTAAGGAGGCCAAAGAAACAAAATGGGTATCGCTTCCAACTGGGTAAGCCAGGGATCCTATCTGGCGAATCCCAAACTCAGCCGTACCACCCGTCACGCGGCGCAAGCGGAGATGGTTTTCCGGCAGTACGCCGACGTGCAGGAGGAATTCGGCAAGGGCAAAGGCGACTCGTGCAACTTCGACAAGTGGGGCAACATCAGCACGGGGGGCGGGACGCTTGTAGAAACCGCCACGATGCCGAGACGTTCCCACACCCCGTACAAGGGGACGCTGACCGTGAACGAGTACGGCAACGGCCACGGCTACACGGGGAAGCTCGAATCCCTGTCGCAGTTCGACGAGAGCCAGAAGATCAACCGCATCCTGAAAAACGACATGGTGGAGACGATGGATACGGCCGTGGAGGCCGAATTCGCCGCCGCCAAGATCATCTACGTCGCGTCCTCGGGATCGGCGTACAACGTCTACACCGACGCAACCCCGGTGCAGACCTGTTCGGCGTCGTTCGACGACTACCACGCCAAGAACATCGTCGATTACCTGTACCAGACGATGAAGGCGGCGAAGTTCTCCGGAGGGTTCTACCACGGGATCCTCTCCACCCAGGCCGCACGGGGCCTGCACGACAAGTTGCAGGCGATCTGGCAGTACACGAAGTACCCCGTCAACGGCGAGATCGGCTCCTACTACCAGACCCGGTTCTCCCGGAGCAACCACGCCATTTCCAACGCCCAGGGCATCTCGGCGGCGTTTGGCGAGGCGTACATCTTCGGGGCCGATACGGTGATGGAAGCGATCGTCATCCCGGAAGAGATCCGGTATGAAGTCAAGGACGTGGGCCGCGATAAGATGATCGCGTGGTACGCGCTCCTGGGCTTCAAAATCTTCTGGGCCGGCGATCCCGACAATGCGATCGTCAAGTTCGGAGGTGCGTGATGAGTGACGCACGAGGACGATCCTACAGCGCCATCGGTGGTGCGAAGCAGACCCTTCGCATCGGAACGACTCTCACCCTTACCGGGACCTCGGGGGGAGGCGCGATCGCGTCGACCTCCATCCGGATCCCGTTCCCGATGCGGATCATCGGGTGTTCGCTGTACAACACCACGGGGGGCACGGCCGCGGGCCCGGTCCTGAACCTGGTCAAGTCCCTGGCGGGTACGGGGGCCGATGTGGCCTTCGGAACCGCTACCTACGGGACCCAGGCCGACGCCACGCTCAAGGAGATGAGCGTCACGGAAACCAACTTCGCGACCGGAGACGTCGCTCGTCTGTCCGTCGTGGGTGGGACGATCGCATCGACCCCGGTCATCGGGTCCGCGCTCCTCACCTTCGTCGAACTGTTCGAGACGGCGTAGGGATAACAACCGTCAACCTGGGGGGGCCCTTCGGGGCCTCCCCTTACAACCGAGAGGGGGAAGGGTGGGAAAAACGCTCGTCATTCGGTACGCGGCCTACGGGGATTGGCTCTATGCGATGCCCACCATGCGGCGCCTGTTCGACGATGGGGAGGAAGTCTATCTGCATACCAACACGAAGGGGTTTCACCTGTTCCAGAAAGACGATCGTTTGAAGGAACTGTCCTGGTTCGAGCCTTTCACCGTTCCCAAGGACCACCAGAAAGGCGCCGTAGAGGGAGTGTTCCAGGCCTTGATCGACCGGATCCGGCCGGATACGCTCCTGCACCTGTCCAACACGATCGAAGGGATGGGACTGGCGCAACGCGAACATCCGAGGTACTGGAACCTGTCGTTGAACAAGCGGCGAAAGCTCCTGGGGAAGAAGCCGTTCGCCGTCATGCCCCTCCAACTCCTGCTTCAATCGGAGAAGGCCGCCTACAAGGAGATCGAGACGAAAGGATACGCGCCGATCGCCTTTACGGGGGAAGAGATCGAATGGGCCGAGAAGTGGCGGGATTCGAACATGGGGAAGTTCGTCGTTCTCATGCCCCTCCACGGCACGACCCTCCACAAGCAGTTCCCCCAATGCCAGGATTGGGCCGAGACGATCCTCCAAAAGTACCCCCTGGCACACGTCTACCTGGCCGGCGACGGCCGCGGGGTCAACAAGCCCTTCGGATTCGATGGGCGGGTGTCAAGCACGATCGGCGCGCCGATCCGTCAACTCGTCCTCATGGCGAGGTACGCGGATCTGGTGATCGGGCCGCCGACCGGCCTGCTGACGGCGGCCGTCATGTGGGGTACTCCACGGATCTACCTGGCGACGGATGCCTCGGTGAGGCAACTGACCTATGGATCGCAGTACGACTTCTCGATTCAGTCCAATACGCCCTGTTCGCCGTGCAACCGGGCGATCTACAACCCCGAGGATTGCCACGTTCCGGTGCGGGATTCCGGGCTGTCCGAGTGTAGCTACAACTTCGATAAGGAAATTGTCATGAGCAAGGTGGAATTCGTCTATTCGAGATGCCCGTGGGGATGGTCTGGAAGGCATCGGACGCCGCTGTACGTCTCGAAGGGGGAACCGTACACGGAGATGACGGACTGGAAGCCGGAAGAGACGCGCCCCGCAGGGGAGGCGGCGGGATGACGGCGATCATATGGAACGAAAAAGGCCGAGCGGAACGTACCCACTCCTACATCCCGGAGGTGGAAAAAGCCCGGAGCCTGTTCGCGCCTTACGTCCAGGGAGTAGGACTCGACCTGGGATGCGGGTGTCAGAAGATCAGCCGGGAGGCGATCGGCGTGGATTGCGATTTCATCCCGGGAACGACAAACCTCGCCTGGGACTTAAACGAGGACCTGTGGATCGTCGCGCCGAGAACCCTTGATTACATCTTCTCGTCGCACCTTCTCGAACACCTGTTGGATCCCGGCTCACGCCTTCCGGATTGGTGGTCGAAGATCCGGCCGGGGGGGTACCTCTGCCTGTACCTGCCGCATGGCGACTACATCACGAACCAAGGCGAAGAACACATCTGGAAGCGGCTTTTCCCGGAGGATATCCTCGGGTGGATGCGCGGGATGGATTACTCGGTCGTTCTGAAGAAAAACCGGCCGATTGATCCGGGAGTGGAGGATATCTGGCAGGAATACTCCTTCGCCTTGATCCTCCGGAAGGGGAAGGGAGCGACGAACCAATGACCTGGAAACCTCTGAAAGACATTTCGGAATACGTCCCGGAAGTGGAGAAGTGCCGGCACAGGCTCATCCAGTTCTGCGAGGGCCAGGGGCTCGACCTGGCTTGCGGAGACAAGAAGATCAAGACCACGGCGATCGGCCTCGATATCGGGAAGGCGGGAGATTCGGCGGCTGATTTTGCGATCGACCTGAACTTCGGGCTCTCCCTGTTCGCCTCGGATACGTTCGATTACGTCTTTTCGTCCCATTTCCTCGAGCATACGAAGGATCCGATCGCCTTACTCCGGGAATGGTTCCGCGTGGTGCGCCCGGGCGGTAACCTCGTCCTCTATCTGCCGCACAAGGAACTGTACCCCAGGTGCGGGCAACCGGGGGCGAATCCGGACCACAAGAACGATTTCGACGCCGGCGATATCATCCGGATCATGGAGGAGATCGGCTCCTACAAGATCCTCCACAACGAGATCCACGCGGAGAACGACGAATACTCCTTCGAGCTTGTGTTCAATAAGGTATCGGCCCTGCCGGGGATCTCGGCCATGATCCCCAAGAAGGCCCCGGAGCCCGGGCAGAAAACCGCCTGCGTGGTCCGGTACGGGGGGATCGGAGACGTGATCTTCGCAACTCCCGTCATCCGGCGCCTCAAGGAAGAGGGCTACCACGTCACGGTCAATACCTCGGAGAACGGCCGGGAGATGTTCAAGGGGAATCCCCACATCGACCAGATGATCTTCCAGGGGATGAACGAGATCGCCAACGCGGACCTCGAAGGGTATTGGGCGAAACTGGCGACTCGGTTCGATCGCTTTATCAACCTCTCGGGGACGTGCGAGAAATCCCTCCTGCAAATCAAGGGGGAGGAAGGATCCGACTACGACCTGTCGGATGACGAGCGGCGGGAGAAGTACGGGAACATAAACTACACCGACTACGCCCTGAAAATGGCGGGCTTTACCGATCGGGGATTGAACGGCGAGATCCACTTGACGGAGGAAGAAGAACTCTCGGCGTCCGTGTGGAGGACGGCGCTTACCGGCCGGTTCATCGTGATATGGGCTCTCGGGGGGTCGGGCCCGCACAAGCGGTTTCCGTTCTACGCGATGGCGATGGACGCCTTCGCGCAACAGCATCCGGAGGTGCTGTTCGTCACCGTGGGAGGGCAACCGGAGAAACTTCTCGAACTGGCGGCTGATGACAATCCGAACTACCTCCATAAGTCCGGGAGGTGGACGATCCGGAACGTCGCGGCGGCGGTCAAATACGCGGATCTTGTCGTGGGGCCGGAAACAGGGGTCCTCAACATGGCGGGGTGCTTCGATACCCCGAAAATCTGTATGCTCACGCACTCGTCCTGGGCGAACCTTGCCAAGCATTGGAAGAACGACTACTCCATCCAGTCCCGGCAACGCTGTTCGCCGTGTCACAAGATGGTCTACCTGAAAAACGATTGCCCGAAGGATGAACGGTTCAAGGTGTGCGCTTGCGCGGTGCAGTTCGATCCGAGCGATCTTCTACCAAAAATGAAGGAGGTATTCAAGAAATGGCGGCGATCAAATTCAACCCTAATAAGCCTTCCGGATTCGGCGTCGATGATGCCAGGGGAACCCGTTGGATCACGCAAGGCGCGTGGAAATTTGATCCGGTAACCAAGGAGCTTCTTCCGGGGCAGATCCCGGAGCAATCCCTTACGCCTCCGGATTTCACGGTGGCGCCCGCGGGGGGGATCGAGACGCCGGTCCTGCCGGAAGGGGTAACGGATCCAGGAGCAGCTACGCGGGATCCAGTTACCCCGCCCGCGGAAGTGGTCTACAAGAATATCGCCGGCGAAGTAATCTCGGGGGATGAAGAGGTAACGGGATCCAGCTCCGCGGCGGCGCCGGCGGTTACCCCGGAACCTTTCGATATCACGGTCCCGCCTCAAGAAAAGAACTTGCACGGTAAGAAGGATCATGTAGACTCTCATCCGGAAGTGGCGCCCGCGGATCTGCCGTCCGCAGGACCCGTACCGGGGAAGAAATCGGGCCGGAAGGGGTAAACGCCGATGGCAGAACTCCAGACCACCACAACGGGTGTATTCTCCGGTAAGACCCTCACGGAACTCGAGGATGGAGTCCTCTCCAAGCTCGGGGAAACCGCCCAGACCTTCACCCGCTACACTCAGGCCGAAATCGACGCCTACCTGAATCGCGCCCTCCGGGATTTCTCCGTCCGGACGAGGATCCTCAAGACCAACGCGATCACGATCCTCAAAGCCGGCATCCGGTACTACAAACTGCCGACGAACTTCATCGACTTCGTGAATTCCAGGTGGGTGGCTCCGTATCGGGATTGCGGGGGGACGGGTTACCCCCGCCTCGCCAGGACCTCGGTACAGCGGCTCGATAACGTCTCGGGGGTGTGGCGGGACGAGGTGGGCTCTCCCAAGGGCCTCTTCCTGGGGCCGGTCTACGGGAATACCCGCATGGTGGGGGTCTACCCCTTGCCGACCGTCGACGGGGAGACGTACACGGCCAACCAGGATACGGGTGTGGTGATCTCGGGGTCGAACTTCGGCATCGGCAATAACGTGACGGGCGTCCACAAGACGGGGGCTTCTTCGGCTTTCTACGTCGATACCGAGGGAAGGGACCTGGCGGCTCTGGGAGTGGTGGTCGGAATGATCATCGAGAATCAGACGGACGGATCCCGCGGGGCGATCACGGCGATCGGGGATTCGGAGGCGACAAACGATAAAATCACCGTCTCCCTGGCGGGGGGCACGGATAACGATTTCGACGTGGGGGATGCCGTCATCATCTACGCGGGCGAGTACGGCGTCCTCACCTCCTGGGCGACGGATACCGAACAGTACCTCTTCAACACGGAATTCGGGGTCCTGGGGGCGGTCACCACGCCGAACGGCAACATGGAGTATGAATTCGTCCGGGAGGCGGCGAAGCTCTCCAACGACAACCAGTACCCGGAAATCCCCGGCATCTTCCACGATGACCTCGAGTGGTACGCGGCCGCGGTCCTCCTGGGAACGGAACACGACGGCCGGATCGACAAGGCGCTTGGGGCGAATTTCATGATGCTCTGGGAGGCGGCGGTCACCAGGGGGAAGGAAATGTGCGGAGATAACCTCGGATTCCCCGAGACGCTCGAGCCTGATTCCGAGTACATCGGGGAGCTGTAGAGATGGCGAGCCCGAGCCAACGCGCACCTGCACAAAGAAAGCCCCAGGGGCCTCCGGAAATATCCTTCGCCAAGGGGATCAATACCTTCCAGACCAACCGCCTACTGCTCGATCCGGGCGAGGCGGCGACTCTCCTTAACGCGGATTTCGACCAGATCGGGGCCCTGGGGATCGTCCAGGCGAATACACCGATCGCTACGGGCATGGGCCGGATCCATTCGATCTACAAGACGGGGGATCATCTATTCGTGGGCGAGGGTACCAACCTCGTTCATTTCCTCGTCACTACGATGGCGAAAACCGTGGTCTACAGCGCCTTCAACGGCGATGATATCTCGATGCTCGCCTATGAAAACTTCCTGTATGCCACGGAAGGGGAAAACAAGAAGAAGGTCTACATCCCCACCCTGGCGGTCACCGAATGGGGCATCGAGAACCCGCTCACGGCGCCGTCCGGGGCGGTGGGGGATACGGGGGGCCCTTCCGGGACCTACTCGCTCTATTACACCTACGTTGCGAAGTATCCGGACGGCACGGAGTACGAAACCGACCTGTCGCCCGTGGCGACGGCGATCGTCGATACCGCGAAGATCGAATGGTCCTATCCCTCCACGGCGCCGGATTCCCAGGTGACTCACCTTCGGCTCTACCGGGACAAGTCCGGAGTCACGGCGACCCTAGCCCAGGCCCGCGTGGCGATCGAGGCGAAGCAGACCGCGCTTGAGCAATCCTCGGGCATGGTGAAGTTTGGGAATCTGTTCCAGACCGTCATCCGGTCCCAGACGAACAAGGCCGTCTCGCAGAACATGGTCGCGGACCCGGACGTGATCGTGGGGCCGTTTTTCGTGGATGAGGTGGAAATCGGAACCGTCCTGTACGTCGATAATGTATCGGACACGGATCTTGTGCAAGGCGCACCCTTTACCAGGGAGCGTTACCGACCGATCTTCGGAGTGTAAAGCATGACTCTTTCTATCATCGGTAGGTACAACGCGGTGGACCTCTCGTCCTATTGTGTAGGGAACGTACAGGATCCGGATGATCTTGATTCGATGTACTTTATCAATGCCAATAAGCTCTATAAGTTCACCTGGCCGGATACCCTGACGATGCTCGTGGATCTTACCTCTTATTTGCAAAACAATTCCTTCTTGACGGCGGCAATAGCCAAGGATGTATCTTCTATTTATGGGGAATTGGGAACGGACCTTCATTATGCGATTGCCCATTCTCATTCAACACCTGGCGAAGGTGGAATGAGGATTGTTGATGTTAACTTGACGAATCTTTCTATAACTACTTGCGTTCCTGCGGGATATTCCGTGGGTGGTGGATTCCACGTTCATATGTTTATTCCGGATACGTTTGTGGCGTACACCGAGCTTGGTACGGTGTTTTATGCGAGAAGTGTAATATCTGCCGAAGGTTACCAATGGTTTGGTAAACGCCTTGGACTTACCAGTCCGATCACTCAGGCGCTAAGTCTTAACAACGTGGGATCAATATATTGGGTAGACAACGCCGGTTTTCATGGAATTGGTTATAGTGATTGGAGGGTTACCGGATTAAGTCTTTCTGCGTCCGCGGCACAAACCCCAGGTATGTATGATACGCCTCCTGGTGCTTATGATTCTGCATTATGGGGATATAACTACAATTGGACACATTGGCCCAAGAAAATAAGGGGGTGGGATGATAACTGGCAGTACGGGTTTGGAGTAGCAAGAACATCGAATGGGTCGGTCTTTGACCTGTGGTTTTACAGGAAAAACGTCGTTACCTTGCAGTATCAAGCGCAATATGTACTTGCTGTTGCCAACGGGGAAGGTGGAACGGCCGTTGATGCGTTCGATATGTGGCAGAACGACGATGACGTTTCTACCAGGTGGATCTACTTTTCTCATGGTTCCGCAAACGGCGTGGTCTATTCCTCCTCCGTGTGGCCGGTGGTTGCCACGAATTATGTAGACGTCGATACCGGAGTAAATGTCTACGTCCACGCTCTCCATACCAACGAACAGTATTGTTATGCGGTCCATTCTGGCGGCGGCCAGGGGGTTTGTATAACGAAATTGATGGAGACGGAACTGATCACCGGGGAGGCCGAGCCCTCGATCGGAGGTATCGGCGCCAGGATCCTCATGAAGGACAAGCGGGTGTTCTTCATCGGAGTCCCTGGGTACGGCAAATACCTCTGGTGGGGGCAACCGCTTGAGCCCCAGGCGCTCGACGTGGGGTGGGATGGGTTTAATTCGACGGTGTTCGACGATGAGGATAACACCTCGATTAACGTCCTTGATGACAACCTCTACATCGGCTCTCAAAAGGGATTCATCCGGCTCCGCGGCAAAAGCCCGGATTCGTGGGTCCTGGACCAGACACTCGCAACGATCGGCCCGCTGTCGGACAAGACCTCATCCATCACGCCGTTCGGGCTGATCTACCCGCGGGAAAACGGGCTGTGGCTGTTCAACGGCTTTACATCGGTCCTGTTCTTCGAGAAGGGGAAGAACCTTCTCAATAACGTCAATTGGACCGAATACGCCCGGGCCTTCTCCCTCTGGGACGGCCGCTACTACCGGCTCTACTACCCCTCCGGGTCCTCCGTGGAAAACGATCGGGAACTGGTGGTAGACCTTATCGGGGGCATCGAAAACGCCCGGGGTACGGAGGGCGATCGGGCGGCGACGTTTGGATTCGCGGACCTCACCACGAACACGGTCTACCTGGGAGACGCCTCGGGCAACCTCATGACGCTCGGCGGGACGGTTGCTTCGAGAGCTTTCTCGCTCACGACGAAGGAGTACCCCTGCAACGGTCTACTGAATGCGGGATCCTTCTCGGCGCTTCATTACGATATCGACCTGGCGGGGGCGACGCTCACCATCATCCCGATCTGCGACGGCGTGGAGAAGGCCGCCCTCACCATCACGAACACCACCAGGACCCGGAGCAAGGTGTCCCTGCCGAAGGGGAACTTCTACCGGGTGGGATTTAGGTTCGAAGTCACAACGGCCGTTGCGGTGAAATTCTACGATCCGTGGTATCTCGAATGAGGCCCCCACGGCTTATCCCGAATTCCCCGGATATCATGGCGCAGTTGCAGACCCACCTTGACCTGATATGGCAGGCGATCGAGGACCAGAAAGGTGTAGGTGGGAAAACCGTCCGGATCCTGGGGCCGATCGACATGAGGGGCCTGCCGATCCAGAACACCACGCCATCCATGCCGGCGAGGCACGTCGATCGGCATCAGAACGGCGGTACGGACGAGATCACGGTTACGGGACTCTCGGGGCTCCTGGGAGACAACCAGACGCCCTTCCTCATGGCGGCGGGGCAACGAGGCGGGGCGAAGCTTGGGGATGTGTTCGTACTGGCGTCCGAGATCCTGACGCTCTCCCTCCACGCGGGGATGGGTCTACAGAAGATGCACGATACGGAACTGGCCCTAAAACAGCAGACGCCCGTCGCGCCGGTCGCATCGGCCGATGCCACGGATGACACGACGGCGTATGCCCTGGTAAACGAGATCAAAACGAAATTCAACGAACTCCTTATTAAATTGAAACTGGCCGAGATCATGCCGGGGTTCGAAGGGTATTTCAATCAGAACTACTTCCATCCGGATTATTGGGCGGCCGCGCCCTCCGGATATTTCAGGCAGGTGGTGTAAATGCTTAAAACCCTCTCGCTCTGCCCGACCTGCTACAAGAAGATCCCCGCGGAGATCCACTTCACGGACGGGGTGGTGATGGTCAAGGAGTGCGATGCCCACGGGCAGTTCGTGGCGATCGTCGAGAAAAGCATCGAGCATTTCTCGAATTTCTACGAGTACGGCACCCTGGGGAATTCCAATACGATCATCGTCCACGTCCACAACCAATGCAACATGACGTGCCCGTGGTGCTACTACCCGATGGGCGTGGAAAAGATGCAGGATGCCGTCTATTACGACAACCTCCTGCGGCAGTACAAGGGGTGGAGGCTCCTTCTCTCGGGCGGGGAACCGACCATCCGGCCGGATTACTTCCAGTTCAATGAGGGCTTGGACCGGGCGGGATGGGATACGGGAACGATCACGAATATGCTCCGGTTGGCCGATGAGGGCTTCTTCGCCAAAACATCCGAATCTCCCCTGTACGTCCAGGACGGGACGTATAAGTTCGCCATGTCGATGCAACACCCGAAGAATTACAACAAGGAGATCGCCACGCAGAAGATGAAGGCCCTCGCCAACATCCGGGCGGCAGGCTTAAAGGCGATGTGCATCATGTTCTCGGTCACGTCTTTGGAAGAAATAAAGTGGATCCGGGAATTCTACGAGGGGACCAAGGATTGCTATTCCATGCTCCGGATCCGGACCATGTTCAAGAATTGGGACAATAAGGACGATAAGACGGACCTGTACCTCTCGGACCTCCATTCGGCCTTCATGCGGGAATTCTGGGACCTGGCGCCGTTGATCGACCGGCAGATCGAACACAGTAATTCCTACTGCCTCTATATGCAGATGTGCGACGGGATGAACGTATCCCTGTCCTCAAGCCCCACGGTAGGAAACGTGGATTACCACTTAACGTCCCGGCCGGTCTATATGCTTGCGATGGACGGGCGGTGCTATCCCGTGCCCCTGGCGCAGATCATCAACGAGGGGATCTCGAAAGGTTGGAAAGACGGATACCGAATCGTAGGGGGTGACAAATGTACTTCGTGATCGGAGCGGCAATCATCGGCGGGGGCATCGCGGCTTACTCGAGCAACAAGTCGGCCAAGACGGCGGCGAAGGCGCAGACGGCGGCGAATACCGCTAACATCGCGGCGAACGAGAAGGCGCATACCATGACGCCAGAGGAAAAGGCGGCCTTCTTCAATACCGGGATGCAGAAGATCAACACGGGGTACAACACGTCCATCGACGCGACCTCCCGGGCTCTGGCGAATCGCGGCCTGGGCGGGAACGCGGCGGTCATGCCCCTGGCGGCCGTGGGCCGGGAACGCGCCAAGTCCGTGGGGGACCTCTACTCCGGGCTCGTCTCCACGCAGATGAACATGAGGGCGGGTACCCCGGCTTCCAACATTCAGCCGGTCTACTCCCCGCCGGGAACGGCCGCCCTCTTCACGAACATGATGGGGAACACGATGGCGAACGTCGGATCCTACGGCGCCGGCAAGCTGATGGACAAGTATTTCAAGACTCCAACGGTGTAGGAGGGGTAAATCATGGGTCAGCCGGATTTCGGGATGCAGATCCCCGATATGACGAAGTTCCTCTTCGCGGGCCTCGAGGAAGCGAAAAAGACCCGGGAGAAGCGGGAGAAATCAAAGGCGATGAAGGACCTTCTATCGTCCGTGTCGACCTTGTTCCCGGATATCCGGCCGGATGCCTTCGGTGGAGGATCGGCCGAGGCGGCACCCGCGCCGTCCACGCCGGCAATCCCCCAGGGAGCGCCCGCGCCGATGGCGGCCCCCCCGCAGGGGGCCGCAGGGATGCCGGCGCCTCCCCCCGGGATGTTCAACTCGCCCGAGGAAGCCGCGAAGGCGTTTCAGGCGGGACAGGCGGCGATGGCGGGAGGCGCCCCCCCGGGGGTAACGCCGGCCGCACCAAGTGGAGCTGGCGCCGTTACCCCGGGGATGCCGGGGCCCGGGGCTTTGAACCTTCAACCGCCGCCTCCTGCCGGTCCCATGTCCCCGGTAGCGCCGGGTGGGGCCCCCTCGATCCCCGTACCCGCGCCGGGATCGCCGGATCATGCCAAGGCCGTATC